TATTCATCTTTCTCAGTTTGCAACCACAGACACTTGAGCGCATTATACGTGACTCGGTTCACACCAACAGTATACGCATAGCATATAAGCCTAGAACGCAAATGACCAGGCTCAAGACTGGACGTCGATGAATGGAGCAATTTGGGAATCGTATGTGACGAATGTCGATAAAAGTGAAAATGAATGAATTTGCATTCAACACAATAGAGCCATCCAACCTGGTACTTCAAAAAAGTGGGAACATTGGGATCAGGAGCATTTCCTTCCTTCTCAGGAGTGCCAACAGCAAATATGTCGATAAATGGCTTATTACATTCCTTGATATCATTTTCCGGAACATTGTAATTGAATTTCTCCTTAATTATCTTACGGTAAAGTTCTTTATCGAATTTCGGATATATTTCACGACGCAGATTCATTAACACATCATCTCCATACAACATTTTAGTAACAGGAGTCTGCATGACTTGACTGGTGGGAGGAGCATTGCGGACGATCGGAACGTTCGGATACATTTTCTTCAATGTAAATGTCTGCGCCACATCATTGATTATAGTGTTAATAAAAGATGTGTCCCAAGTCCCTGACACCATTGCTTGTACCAACATATAAAAGAAATTTCCAGCCGGATCAGAGATCGTTTTCAAAGTGACAGTCTCCACAGAACGCATGAAGAAGTACTTGAACACACGCACGTTGGCTCTCCTCAATTGACTTTCGGCGTCATCTCCAGAAGGAACCGAGAGATTAAAATACTTCCCGAATGAGCGCTTGACTGCACTAATTATAAATCCCAGCGTGTAAATATCGTATTTCTCAACGTCGAGTTCGATCGTTATCCAAATTCTTACTATTTCTTCAATCAATTTCTCAACGTCGTCACGCGTTTTCATAGATGACAATGTTATTTCAGGAATCTGATACGATTCGGACACAAATTTCATTGCAGACAACCCACAAAAGGTCATTCCGACTTTGTTCGGAACATTGTTGTAGGTTGTGCCAATTCCACCCATTTTGGAAAATGGCATCAACAACATTTGGTCAATCGCACAATTTATCGCATTGCCAATAAAGAAGAATCGCTCACCATTCTTGATCACCCACTTTTTTAACACTTCACTCCATTTCGGAGCACGAACCTCC